CAAAGAACCGTGTTCTTCCGATTGCAAGGACGGTGACAGCATCGCTATCTAACCAATCCACTAGACGCACTCGGTCACCGACCTGCGGAACATAACTGTTCATTGTGCTACTCCTTTACGGTTCGCCCGAGACTGGGCCATACGACACTTCGATGAACAAGTAGTGTGAGTCGAATGGTTCTTCACCATCTCCTGCCCACACCAACCACACTGTGCTAGACGTGTAAACGATTCAAACATGCCCAGCCGCAACACCATATAATCATAGATGTTACGGGCCGACACAACATCATCATCCAACACATCCAACACATGCTGATGAAACATGTGTGGCCCTGGGATGATCGGGACTACCGTCCCGACCATCACGTCACACAAACAATCAGCCGCACCGTGGGTGGCGCAACCGACGCCAGTAAGGGTGGGTTGATATTTCGGGTAGGTTCGGTTCAACGTTTCCATAACGTTGCCTTTCGTTCGGTGTGGTTGATACCACATTTTTGTCAGAAACCCCGAGGGGTGGGGGACGGAACGCTGGCGTCCAGTTTCCGCCCCCCACGATCATGTAAACCTAAAACTGCCAGACAGTAAACCTAAAACTGCCAGACAGTAAACCTAAAACTGCCAGACAGGATCAGAAGTACCAATACTGTACAAGTCCCACAATCCGCTAGCCTCCATATCGGCAACCCAAGCCGTAACCTGGGCGGCAGGCACGGTGACCCGTGCCACACAACTCGGTTGCACACGACTAATGAACGTTAGCGGAAACATGCCACCGTCCTGCAACATGTCCACCAGATCATCCTTGTAGGCATGATAGTTGCTGTAGGCTACCAGGGTGTCCACTGGACGGTACGGGTGGCGGGCTTGAACGGCTACGGCTGCGTCAGCGGCCGACAAATATTCGACTTCTGGCATGTCGATACGGGCCTCATAGATGCTGTGGATACGGGCCAAATATTCATGCCCGTTACACAACCCTACCAGCGGTACAGGGACAGCGAACATCACAGTGCATCATCCTCCCACACCTTAGACTGGGCTTCCATCACGCCACGAATAATCGTCCGCAACGCCACCAGCACATCAGGATGCTGCACCAACGTTTCCATATCGGAACGCATCTTGGATACCAGTTCACCCAAACAGATTTCTGTGAACAAGAATTTTGCTTGAAGATCGGCAGACATCTTGCCGTTGGTTTCTGTCAAAAACTTTTCAACATTGAAGAACGTTGCCTTGAACAACGTTTCACCGTATTCGGCTTGCATGTCAGCCAACTTCTCCAACCAGGAATTATCCATAAGGATGGCGAGCAGACCGATACCCCAATTCGGGGTATCGGAAACCGTGTTATGTGCCTCAAACGTTTCAGCAAGCATCACATTGTCACGCTCACTGTTCGTGACTTCAACAATAAGCCGTGAACATCCTTCGTCGTGGCGACGTGTCCGCCACGAGAACGGGACAGCATCCAACGGGCCGAACGTGACAGTCAACGTCACACCCCTACCATCAGACATAACCGTGTCTGGCAGTGTCTGGATGAACTCGTTCCACTTCGTGTGGTATTCGCTGTTCGGCTTGGTGAAAAACAGTTCGGTCGACACGGGTATCGTGTCCTTTCAGGTTTAACCACCGCAAGGTGGGATGTATCTACCGTTTAGATACACCATACAAGACACAACTATGGCTGTAGCCATGTCCTGTATGCTATACCTAGCAGCATTATTTCTGACAAACATTAGGGGCTTCTAGGGGCTTCATCTCCCCCCTCTCGGGGGGAGATTCTAGCCTTTAGCCTCTTTACAAGTTCTAGTATAGCGAGGCTGTTACACACCTCCACCAGACTTGTGTGTGACGTTCGTCACGGTCAATCATACCACAAGTGGGCAGGAATGTCCTGCTTCGACAACCATTCCTCCGCATCATCAAACACATCATATGCGGCATCCTGACGGGCAACCCAATCAGCATAACCCCCATCATCATCCTCGCCAGGGAACGGTTCATGGTCAGGGCCGTACAATTCGACATACCGCTCATAGGCTTCACGTTCCCTGTCCAAAAACACCTCCCCGAAACCCGTCCGAATCTCATCGGCATCAAACTCGTAATACTTGATCATGTCAGAAACCTCCCAGGTTTCGGATAACGTTCGCCACAGTAGCGAACACCAACAGTGTACCAAACCAACCAGCAGCCCACAACCCGAGCCGAACATTCTTTCTGTCAGAAATCCCTAACGACTCACGATACGCAGCCACCCCCAACAAAACACAAGGCGGCAACCACAATACCAACCCGACCAGCCACATCATGAGAACACATCCTCCGAATCCACAACACCCTGATCGACCAACTGTGTCAACACCCACTTGAGCGGATCACGAGTCATGGCATGGTTGCCGTCCAGCGAGACAACGGTACTGGCCCCAACATATTCGGCCATGTGAGCACCATTAAGATTCAAACCGTAATAACCGTACTCTGAGAAACCGCACTTATTACGGAAGAAAGAATCCTGCTCACCAACCGACCACTGTAGACGGCGGTTATAGTCGCCATGCCCGAGAGCGAACATGAGAGCATCAACGTCGATAGGGTCGCCAGCCGTGTTCACCTTAGTCAAGATGGTGCCATACTTGCTGTGGCGACATTCCTTGCCCGTCACGGTCGATTCAACCCACACCTCCAACTGCAACCCGAGCAGACAATAAGCATCCACAAGGGCGCACAATACTGCGCCACGCTTCAAAATGTCACGGGCCTCGTTACCGAACGTCATTGACGCATCCACAAGCAACGTGAACACCTTACCATCCTTAGGTGCAGGCACGAACACATCTTCGATCATGCACTCCAATTCGCCAGCAATATAGCGATCAATATCAGGCTCGAAACCTGTCATATCGAACGCCCGTTCAGTCACGGTAGCCAACGTCTTACCCAACTGTTCACGCAACGGTTCCAGCGTAGCATCAACCTGAGGGCGCACATCATGCCAGCCGTGCATCGCCAACTCGTAGGCGTCCTGCAACGATTCGGTCACATTGTAGTGCACGTCGCCACGACGGTCCGATTTGCCAGGTTTCGGATTGTCGTAAGCGTACTTCGCAATTTCTGCCAAAGATTCAAACTGAATCAGATGATATTCGGCTTGCGCATTCTTGCCCAAACCCTTGCCAGTTTTGACTTGCATTGTTAGCCCCTTTCAGGCTAGAAGGATTCTAATAGTGTACACACTTCGGGGTGGGATGCCAACATTATTTGACAAATATTGGCACCCCACCATCAGACACATCAGAGCGGGTTGATCTTCGCCCACTGGTCGGCAGGAATCTTGTTGCCCAGCGTCATCATCAACGCCTTGTCAATGTCACGGCCAGCCGCAACCATACGGGCACCCGTCTGCGCCCCACGAGGCGTCACAAAGATGTTCAGACCGTGAGTCGCCACATTCTGGCGGGCAGTGCGCCACACATCCAGCCATGCGGACGCAGTGGTCTGCTCGTCATCGGAGAAGAACCGACGCACCAGACTTTCCTCAAGTCCCTCGTCAATCTCCCACGGCAGATACGAGAACCTATCCAGCGTCGCAGCATCCAACTTGTTACGGCCAGCGAACTGTGCCGTAGGACCAGTGCCATACGTATTCGCACAAGCCACAAACACCAGATTGTGACCAAACGGAATCTTCTCACCACACGGAGCCTCAAAGAAACCGTTAGCCAGCACCGTATTCAACGTCGCCAGAATCCCAGGATGCCCGTTATCCATCTCATCCAGACAGACAATGGCCCCACTATCAGGGTTCTGTGAAGCGTGACGGATCATGTCCACCATGCGAGGCTCGAAGAACTCGCCATTAGCAGTCATGCCGCCCACGAGACGGGACTCAGGCGTGGTCGGCCCCAGCGAGATACCTGCCCACGGCCAACCCAGCAAGTCGGCAGCCTGACCGACACTGTGCGTCTTACCCGTGCCAGGACTACCAGGCAAGAACGTGTGGATGCCTGCCTGAATGTTGAACAACAAGTCAGGGAAAGCCTTGTGGAACAAACCGTCGGACGACAACGTGACAGTCGGCGACTTGATTTCGACTCGTGCCACCACGGTACGAACCTCGTTCGTATGCTGCACAATTTCTGGCGAATATTCGGCCAAAGCCGTAGCGATCTTGTCATCCATCACCACGTCTAGCGCCTCGTTCAACTCGCCACGCATCGTGTCGTCCATCTCGCCAGCGATACGACGCACGATATCCTCAATAGTCATACCCCCCTGAGGTGCAGGGGTCGGCGCAGGAGTCGGTGCAGTCGGCGCGGTTGGGGCGTCGGTACGGTCGGTCGGCCCATCCTGGTCGGTGTCGTCCTGGTCGTCCCGATCGGGCTGGAACGGTGACGGAACCTCCGTCGGCACATTTCTGTCAGAAAGTGTGACAGTCTCACCGACACCAGGCCAATCACGGCCACGCATTGCATCGAGCACAACATTCTTGTTGTACTCTGGAAACATTTTCAGCGCAACCCACGAACCGCTAGCAGTAAGCACCTCGAAAATGCCATGCTTCGTGCAGCGGACAGCGATAGGGGTAATACGACGAGCCATAATAGTTCCTCCTAGTTGGTAGGCTCGAATGTGACGATGCCCAGTATAGGGCAATATTTGCCAGAAACAACCCGTAACACAGGTTGTAACATGACTGTAACACAACCACTGTGAGTGGTCGTGGATAGGGCCAGTATGACCCGACCCTATCCTAACGGTCTGAAACGGCCGACCGTCAAGCCCAAACCCAACCCCTACCCGAACACCTCCCACAAATATATGAGAACCATCGGCCCGTATCCTCATCGAACACGTCAGGCGGGCCACCTTCGCCGCCACAATTCGGGCAGTCAATCTGCTCCCAGTCATCGGGACGTTCCATTATTTCACCTCCTCAATATTTGCCAGAAACCGACGCCGAACCGCCACAGCCTGATCGAACGCCCGATAGAACTGGGCGGCGTCAAACCTAGGGTTATCGTCAGCCAACGCCAACGCCAACCGAATCACAGCCTGCTCCGCTCCCGCAACAAATGAGATATCGTCCAGAACAGTCATCGTCCCGCCACGGCCAGCATTATCGCAAGCCGCCAACGCCAACGCATTCACAATCAGTTGATAATCCTTCTTAGTCATGTCCACTAACCTCCATTTGTTTGTTTGTTTGGACAATCCTGCCCACAATATTTGCCAAATATTGTGGACAGTCAACCCACACAAACCGCCCGATATTTGCCAGAAATCAGCAAACCTATTCGATCGGAGCGACGAAGAACGCCTCCGAACGCATCCCCCCCACCCCCGAATCACACATGTCACACGAGTGACGCGAGAACCACGAATCGCACACGTTCGCACCGTTCACCACGTGGTGAGCCGACAAGAACGCACGACGCCGTTCGGCGGCCGACTCGTACCCCAAATCGAGCGTCCCGAACCCTTCGATCTCCATCATGCAGTCAATACAAACGTCGATCGACTGCCAGTACGTACCCTTAGCCATTACAAGCCTCCCGACTTGACTAAACGGTGAACCCCGATGCCCACCGAACAACTCACAAACCGCAGCCTGCGAATTGTTCGATAGACACCCCCCGACCCGTTCGGGGGATGCTACCGAATTTCTGGCAGATATCAAACCGTCGGACGGGCCGCCCGTGCCTCAGCCTCGGCCAGCGCCGCAGCAATAACCTCACTGTCAGGAATACCCTTACGGGCCGCACGCTTGAACAAACGGGCCACGTCTTCGGCCAGACTGTAGGCGTCGGGAGTTTCGGTCTCGTCATTCTTCCCGAGGTCGTCATACATGGAACCGATACCTGCACGACCGACCAGTAGCGCAGCGTTCACCACGGCAACAATCATCGGCACCACGTCCTCGTCCTTGACGACAAGCCGCCCAACCTTACCGAGGTTATCCCGACCCACGAGAGCCGACAAGTTGGGGTGCTTGCGGATCAGGGTACACGCCTTGTTAACGTGGCCAGCGCTCCAACCGATCAACTTGGCGAAATCTCCCTGTTGAACGATGGCGTTACCGTCCTTGTCGGTAGCAGACACTTGGCCGCGCTCCCATGCGGCCGCATGTGCCAGCACATAGGCGGCCTCTTGTGCTCGTGCCAGTGCACGGCTTGCCTGACTGTCGCCACGCTGCCCCGACATGACAGAGGCGTCAGTCGAATAGGTGAACATGGCGACAGTCTTAGCGTCATTGTTAGTGTTCATGTTGAATCGTTCCCTTCTTGAACGATATTTGCTAGAAATCGGTTCTAGCAATACTCGCACCTTGCGAGTAGTCCCTATATGTGGAATCGAACCACGTTCACATATCCGAATGTGAACCCTAACCGTCGATAGGCTATAGGGTTAATCCTAAACCCCGATATATTGATAATCTGTGGCATAACATGCTCCGAGACTGGCCCATCGTTCTATATAGGGAAATCAGTCAACCTAGAAACAAGTCAGATATAACTATATCGGTCGCTACCTTGCACTAGACGAATTTCGTCGTTACTCGCACGAACGGATTAGAACCGTGCGACGCTAGTGGGACTCGTGCACGTAGGGCAGTAGTCGCCCGCAATAGTTCCCTTACCCTTACCTTGCCAGATTCCTACCGCATACCCTCATCGGGCATAGACGCTCGCACGGTCCGAACAACGTCATGGATAGGTCGCCGCCTGGATATCCCTAGGGAACCCTTACGTACCCGCTCAATTTTCAAAGATCTACCGTCCGCACCCCGTAGGGCCGACTCACCGTCCCGCATGTCGTCGGTGACTGACAGACACCAGTCAAGCAGTTTCCGAAAGAAACCAACACCCCCATTTACGTCTTTCGCCCTAGTGCATTTGCACTAGACCCCACACCTGAGAATGAGAATCATTCTCATCCCGTCGGCTGGCTCGGTGTTGGCCAGATGGCCAATAGTCGTCTACCGACTGGTAGGTAGGGAACTGACTGATTCAACAGTCAAACTGACTGATTCAACAATCAGCGACACCCATGTTGGCCACTTGGCCAATAGACGGAAAGGTTGCGACCACAACCATTGCCCCCACAACCAACCCCCCAGGGGTATACAGGCCCCCCACCCCCACACGAACCGTATGATTCCCTGTTGGTTCCGTACTTGTCTGTTTGTGTGGTTTTTTGTGTACTGTGGGTGGTTGTTGTGTTACTTTTGTGTAACTTTTTGTTTTGTTGAGTGGTTTGGTCGGGTTTTGTGACCTGGGGTTTTGTGGTGGTATGGGGTTTGTGCTGGTGTTACGGTGTTTGGTTATTGTTGTATTGTTTGTTATTGTTTTGTTTGCCCGATTGTAGATGAGGGCAAACGTGTGGCTGGTTGTTTGGAAAGGTGGGGTCTATAAAAATTTATGGTTGTTGGGTTTTGTGGACACACCTTGTGGGTGTGTCTTTTGTGTTTTTGGTACGTTGTTCGCCCTTCGCTTGCGCTTCGGGCGTGTCTGTATGGGTTGCGTTTTTGGTGTCTGGTTTTAGTTTTGTCCCTCCCCCCTGTTGCGGCCGCCCCCCTCCCTGGAGGGGTGCGTGGGGTTTACGTTGTGACGGGTTTGGTGGGTTTATGTGAGATTCTTTTTGGGAGGTTTTTGTGGGTTCTCAGGTGAATAAGGGTGGTCGTCCTTCGGCGGCTCAGGTGGAGCGTAAGCAGCGGGAGTTGAATGCGCGTCAGCGTGCGTATGTGATTTGGTGTGCGACGCCTCCTGTGGAGCGTGAGATCAAGTCTTTGGATGAGTTGGGTGAGGTGTTGGGGGTTTCTCGGCAGGCGATTTGGAAGTGGTCTAAGGATCCTCGGATTGTTGAGGCGATCCGTTTTTGTTCGTTGCAGAATGCTGGTTCGCCTGAGAAGGTGCGTCAGATTTTGGATATGGTGTTTGAGCAGGCTATGTTGAAGAAGGATGTTCGGATGGCTGAGGTGTGGATGAAGGGTGCTGGTGTGATGGGCCAGTTTGGGCGTTCTGGTGATGTGTTGGATATTGTGGAGGATTTGGAGCAGGACACGATTGCTGATCTAAGTTTGGACGAACTCCAGCGTGTTCGTGAGTTGGCTTTGGCGGAGCGTGCTGAGGCTGCTGCTATTGAGATTGCGAAACGCCAACATTCTGAGGTGGTTTGATGCCTTCTCCGCATTCACCGTTGCATGAGGTGCAACGGTCTGCTAATGAATTGAAGCGTGCTCGTAAGCAGAAGGTTACTTGGAGTATTTCTGAGATTGAGCAGGAGATTGCTTGGCGGACTTGGTTTCCTCAGGTTGAGGTGGATTGGACGGCTTCCGAGTTGGATGATGATGTTGTGCGGGTTTTGCATGATGGTTTCACCCAGTTTTGTGAAGCGAATTTGTTTATCAAGTTTCCTGGTAAGGGTCGTTTGCCTCTCAGGTTGCGGGCTGCCCAGTCGGAGGTTGCTTGGGCGTGGATCAAGTATCGTAAGAACATTAACTTGAAGGCCCGTCAGATCGGGTTTTCTACGTTGGTGGCTGCGTTTTCGTTGTGGTGTGCGTTTGGTTGGTCTGATCGTCAGATTGCTTTGTTGTCTAGAACGGAGCGTGAGTCGGTGGCTTTGTTGGCGAAAACCAGGTATGGTTTTCGTAATATGCCTGAGTGGGTGCGGTTGCGTGGCCCGAAACTGTTGGATCGTACCCGTCAGGTGATGACGTTTGATAATGATTCGGTTATCCAGTCGTTGCCGTCTGCTAATGATCCTGCTCGTGGTGAGTCACTGTTTTTGGTGGTGTTGGATGAGTGGGGGTTTTTGACGAATCCTGAGGGTGCGTGGGCTAGTGTTGAACCTACGATTGATTTGGGTGGGCGTGCTATCGGTTTGTCTACTGCGAATGGTGAGGGCACTTTTTTTCATGAGATGTGGTTGGGTGCTTGTGCTGGCGATAACGGGTTCCATGCCGTGTTTTTTCCGTGGTCGGCGGTCGATGACCGCACGACTGAATGGTATGAGCAGAAGAAACATGAATTGTCGAACAAATTATGGCAGTTGCATCAGGAGTATCCGTCGAATGCTGAGGAAGCGTTTATCGGGTCTGGTAATCCTGTTTTCAATCTAGAAATTTTGCGTCGTTTCCAGGCT